TATAACGTGACTTAACTTTATAATAACAAGCGTCTTTTGGCATAATTACCCCTTTATTTTCTTAGTTATCCATAAAAAAATGGCATATACAACTAAACCATACACTGTTGCGATGCCAATATCTACTAAATGTTCTCTCATATCGTAAATAAACTGTATTCCAGCCTCTAAATCACTATTTCCACCACCAAAAGTGACATTTTTGGTAAAATTTTCTACATCACTGACTGTTTGTTCCATCATTTGTTTTTACCTTGCAAATATTTAGGTGTTTCATTGTCCTTTTTTTTAATCCACTTTTTGAGGCAGTTTTTTAGGTACACAATAAGCTTTGACCCAGATTTTACTGTCTCCTGCGAGTGATGGATCGTAGTTTTGTGCTCTAATCTTCGATGCAATTCTAAGACACGAGTCCAAATCACTGAAATAGACACTTTCTTGAACTGTTCCAGACAGAAAAACTACAAGTAGCCATGTCATTTTCCATTTTCTTTCGACCTTGTAAAAGCTGTTGTACCCATAAAAGTAGCAACGATACCTAAATTTGCCACAACATATGTCGAAAGTAAAGCCGTAACCATCTCAACTCGTGTGTCTGGAATTACTGGCGACATAACTAATACTATTAGTATAATAGATGATATTGAAGATACCCAACAAAGCATACGCTGTTGGTCTTGCATCTTGTCAGAGTTCTCAAGACGTATCATATGTTCAGATCGTGAGAGCTCCTCATCACTTACAATCCCGTCACCATCTAAATCAAACTGTTCGTATTGACTGCCTTTTTGTAATTTCTTGCTCATTTAAAACTATCCTTTATGCTTTTTATTACGTTTTTAAGTGTAAATGGTTTTTCATTAGGTCGATATTTACATCGTATTTCTCGTGGACATTCACCTGCAGCTATTGGAACAAATTCGTTCCATTGCGTATAGTTTGCTCCAACATAAACACAAACTCTAGTTTTATCTTCTAATAATTGTTTTGCCAATCTGCAAGTTGTTATATCTTTTTCTCTGGCAAACACAACTATTGCCAGTATAGAAACAAAACATAAAAATATTAAAAAATAATAAATTAAATTATATAACATAATTATCACTCTACGCTTTTGCTTATAATCCAGATCATCCAACCAAGAGCAGAGAAACCTATTAAACAGGCTATACCCATAATTGTATAATCTCTTATCATGCGTTGTTGTGCCTGTTTTGCGTACACTGCTGTTTGTCGTGCCTTGCGTATCCGTCCCTCTTCACGAATCAAATCATCCCATGCAGACATTCCATAATGAGCCACAAGAAAATTTTTGAGATCTTCTCTTTGTTTTGCCAGTTTCTTTTTACTGGCAAAACTTTCTATGGCTACTTCTTCAACAGAGCCGTTGAATAATTTATCAAATGTTGAAGGGTTACTGGCGTTTTTGTGAATGTTATCTACGTCACTTACAGCTTTCATCCACGTTGACAATTGGCTCGATAAATCTTCTATTTCTCTACCCATGTAAATGGCTTTTTTTATACCATTATAGGCAGCAGTTGCCCCACTAACAGCAGCGGACAATGTGATTGGATCGATCATTGACCTCTAGCAGATTGAGCAGCAATACGCTCTCGATTTACTTGATTCCTTTCCTCGGCAATATCTTCTTGCAGTTCAAGTCTTGCAGAATCCGTCACAGCTTGTTGCTGTAATCTTTGTCTTTCAATATCAAGTCTTGCTGCATCAGTTTGTGTCTTGTTCTGCTCTTGCTGTTGTTTAATCGCAAGTTCTTGCTGTCTAATCTGAACAAGTGGATCTGGACCTGGTGGCGGTGGCATTAAGTTTGGCATCATAGCATTTGTCAACTCAAGTTCTATTTGTGATATTTTCATATCCATTGATGCTTGATCAACAGGCATACCCTGCATTTGCATTTGTTGTAATTCTTGTTGTGCCATTGCTCTTGCCTTCAATGAAATATGCTCCATAACATGTGATATAAATACACCATATATTTGTGGCGAAGATTGGACAACTGGTAGTTTCATAAAAGAAACATGCATACTGACATGTGAATCATGGTCTTGCTCTGGAAATGCCTGCAATAACTCGCCCATCAACGCCCTAGCGTTTTCAATTGCGGGATCCAACGGCTGAGGCTGTGGTGGAGGAGGGAGAACCTCATCTATATTCTGCACCTCCAAAGCAAGATACATTCTACGATATGCTTGATACAAATTGTGAACTTGTGGATTTGACTGTGCTAACTGCAACTGTGTCTGTGCCAAAGTTACCCTTTGTGCCATCGAAAATATGTTTGGATCTGATACTGGTATAATATCAATACGTCCATCAAAATCTGTCTGTTTAACCTGTCTGTTTCCACCACTAACATCATACGGATATTCTGGTGGTAAGTTTTCTGCTAGTATCGATGCAAGTAAACGAAACTCCTGTTTCTGTGCATAGTGCAATCGTTTATGGATTGCTGACATAACTTTCATGCCACGTTCAAGCAGTGCAACTGTTGTACCTACGGGCATCTCTTTGCCCATGTTTTGTCCTACCTGCTGGTCTGCAATAGAAACAAATCTCCGACCAGCATCAATCAAAGACCCCAAAAGCTGTGCTAGTGTTCCAGATGGTTCTTTGAATGGAAGAGGTATAATCGAACTTCTGATATCACCACCAGGTGCGTCAATATCCCTAAACTCGCCTGGGTTTAGAGGTTCATCATCATTTCGTATTCTTAGTCCTCTTGCCTTAAAACCAGCAGGTAGGTTAGCTAGAGTTCCAGAATCGATTAACTGCCGTAAGATACTGGTTGCAGCTCGACCCAAGCCACCAATCATATGTATCAAACCGAATCCATAGAACCCTAGACCTGGAAGAAACTTATAATGCACAAAGTACTGACGTTTTCTTTTGAGGGGATCGTCAGCCCTAAAGTTTCTTCGTATGGACAGAATCTCACCACTACCTTTGTCGAGAGTTACAATATATGGTAGTTTGATACCCGTTGGTTCACCCATCGGATCTCTGTCCTCAAATCCTTCGATGTCTAAATCAACATGCATCTCAAGGATTGTATAAACATCATCCATATGTGATTTTTCTGTTCCATCAAGCTCTCTGACTTTCTCCTTAACAGAACCATCTGAATCATCATATGAAGATGATATCTCAATATCTCTATATTCACCTGCAACCTGCATCTTGCGAATTTGATTTTCATCCATTCGCAGTACATGTGTCACACGGCTTGAAGTTGCAATGTCCGTGGCAGAATAAGGTATAACCATGTCTTCAGCTGGTATGAACATGGCGACCGCACGTTGCTTCAACGGATCATAATAAACTTTCTTAAATGTAGAACCAGACAACGGCAGATAAAAAAGCATCTGGTCTGTGTCAGTATCAAACTCCTCCATCACCTCTGTGATCTGATAATTCATAAAGTCCTTGACACGAGTTGCCTGTTCCTCCCGTGCCTGGTCTTTCATTCCTAAGATCTGTGTTTTTACTGGACCGCCTGCTGGTAAAAGTTCCTTGTAGCATTGTGCCTGGAACTGAGTTACTGATTCTGCAATCAACGGATGTGTTACACCAGATGCACCAGCAAATGGCTGTGTTCTCTCTTCATACTTAATACCTAAAAGATCCAGACCTTTTACATATCCTTCTTCCCACTCTTCCCGTGTGTCACTGTCTTCTTCATACAGTCCTCTTAATTCACTGGACATTTCACCCAAGATACTATCATCAAGGACATCTGCCAGATTAGCATTGTGGTCATAGACTTCGGTTTCAACTTCCATGCCTTCGCCACTCATCAAAGCTTCAAGGATAGCTCCACCCTGTCCATCTTCTGTAACATCAACGCCACCCGCAAATTCCTCTGGTGATGCAATCTCCATTTCAACTTGAGGAAGTTCTTCTTCCTCTGGACCCCCAGGTCCGATAGGTATCTCTGCCATTAGAATATCCTCACTTTTTTAGATCTTTGTCTTATAAAACCGCCTTTTGCACCTTTGACAACACCGCCATCATTATAAATTTTAAATTCATTGTCAGCTTTGGTATATTGTATACCAGAGTAATCACTTGTTGGATCGAAAATATTTATTAGATCTGGTTTTGGAAAACCAAAACTTTTATCTTCTAAAGGGTTTGGACCTGCACCTCTGGAAGAAACAAAAGGAACAGCCTTTACTTGTGTGTTAATATTTCTAACTTTTTTCTTCTCTTCTTGTTTTCTTAACTTTTTTTGAAAAGCAGTTTCTTTTAATATTTTCTGATCTGGTTGACCAGGATTCTGTATAATAGATCTTACAACAAGTTTTGGTCTGGATGTTTCATCACCAGCTTGTCTTCTTGCGGCTTGTTGTTTATTTCTAGCAACCTCTGGAGAATTTTTTACTTTAGTTTTAGCTTCTTCTAAAGATTTTGCTTGTACTGTAACAGTTGTTCTTTTGTCTATTCTACCATATCTCTTACCAAAATATCCAGTGCCCTCTTTTCCAACATGTGCAACATCAAAAAGGTATGTATCTGCCATTAAAATATCCTCACAGTTCCGCCTTTGCTTTTATTCATTTCTATGTCTATTAAGTCAACAATCTTTTTTTGACGATCATTTAAAGATGCAATACCTTTTCTATTCTTCTGTGATAAGGCTCTACCTATTTCACCTGTAGCATAAATGCTATTTAAAAAAGCTGACTTATATGGTTTATATTTACCCTTTTTATCGCCCATCAGTAATATTCCTTCTTCCTTGGATACCATTCATCTTCTTCTTCACCATCAAGAGATATAAAACCTCCTTGACGAAAACGTATCAAAGCCATTGTCATACTGTCAACATAATCATCGTGGTCGCCATGAGGAAATGCTGCACATTCTTCAATCACTTCCTCCGAAAAACTTT